GAGTTGTCAAATCAGATCTATTTAACCAATCTGCTATAGATGATTTTAATCCTGAATATGTTGTTAATGCCATTATAAATTTCCTTCAGCTGTTCTAAAATATCTAAACTCATTACTATTAAGTTTAGTTCTCATAATTTTTCTTTGTATATCTTTAGGTAATTGAAACCAGTTGTTAGTTCCATTATATTCTTTAGCCCATATTGAAAGTATTAAAGGTGGTATACTTGCCACTCTTTTCATTTCTTTAGCAGAAGAAATATAACCACTATCGTGATTATATAATGCTTTGTTTCTTTTTAATAAAGGGTTTACATCTTGAGAGTTATTGATAGTTAATTTACCATCAGACTCTTTGATGTATTTAGTCTTTATTCCAGCATCATATTCAACTGATCTTACTTTACCCATACTATTCTGATAGTTCTGTAACGTATAAATTTACTGATCCAATTACAGCTACTTTTTCGCCAGGCGAAACTTTAAAACATTCAGAAGATTTAGCTTCTAAAAATATTTTAGCGTTAGTTGCTGTTGGTGCTGTTCCAAATTCGATATGACAATCAGCATCTGGTATAATTCTAACATATTCAATATTAGCACTAAAAGCAGATGAAGCTGCAGACGAACCAGAAGATGTAACCTTTTGTGTAGTTAGAGGTCTCATTGCGTAGTTGCTCCCATACATAGTTTTGTTCCTTATTTGTTTGGGGATGTTGCCACCCCCATAATTAATTATCTTCTTATAACGTAAGTGATTTCCATTTTAGATGCATTTGTAGAACCACCATTAGTGATTGCTTCAATTACAGATCCTTCTAGGACATCGTTAGTTGCAGTAGGTTCTACTGAATATTTTTTTCCTGCAGATCCTGATGCTACATGACTAATAGCTGCACTATCACAAGCTACACCATCTATTTCAAAAGTAATAGCTGCTGTTCCTGTAGTAGTTGCTGCGTTATGTGCAAAAATTTTGATAATTCTTCCACCATCTGGTACATTTACGAATGTTGATGATGAAGATGATACATTTGGTATTGCTGATGTTAAAAAGTAGTCGTTAAGTGTTCTCATTTTGTTCCTTTAATGTTCCGATCCTAACCTATCTCAGATCTTCATTTTTTAGAATCTGCTAGGGGAGCAGATATAAGGTTACTCCCCTAAACAGTTATATTATTATGATGTAGTTAAGTCTGCTATTAAGCCAGAAGCTGCTTCGTTTCTAGATTCTAGAGTTGCTTCTACAAGAAGCTGTCTTTTCTCTGAGTCACCAGTCTTAGCAAGTTCATGCATAGAGAAGTCTCTTAAGAACGCTACTGCCCAGTATTCCATGTCAAGTACATAAGCATCTCTATCTCTAGAGAATCTATTAGG